CTGATATATACGATATTGATATTACTGTTGAAGGTGGTCTCGGTACTATTAACGCTGCTCGTGAAGAAAACGGCGAGGGTAAGTACTATGATGAAACATCATCAATTGAATTGTCAAGCTATTATACATCGGATGTTACAAAAATTACCAATAATACATATAGAAATAATTGGAAAACAATTTATAATAAGTTTAATGATTTTGCAGAGAAAAGAAGAAAGGATCACTTATTTATTGCTGATCTTCCAAGACCGATCTTTGTACAAGGGGCTAATTATAAGACGCTGCAAGATCCTAATAAGAACTTCTCGCTTCATATTGGTGCACCTGTCAAGGCCTTCACATCCATCCTTAATTCAAGCTACTCCACAACATATGCATGCTGGTCTAAGGTATATGATTCAGTATTAGACGATCAGTGCTGGGTGCCATTCTCTGGTACAGCTGCTGAATTAATGGCTAATACCGATGCTAACTTTCAACCATGGTTTGCACCAGCAGGCTTTACAAGAGGTAGAGTAGGTAGTGTAAACGACATTGTATTATATCCGAAGCAAAAACAAAGAGATAATCTTTATAAGAACTCTGTTAACCCAGTCGCATTCTTCCCAGGAGATGGCTTTACAGTATTCGGGCAGAAGACGTTACAATCTGCACCGACCGCATTTGATAGAATTAATGTACGTAGATTGTTCTTAAATCTTGAAAAGTCAACTAGGCAAACAATAAAATATTTCGTATTTGAACCTAATACACTTTTAACAAGAACTCGTGTTATTAATACATTAACACCTATTTTTGAAAGAGCAAAAAATACCGAAGGTGTTTATGACTACTTGATAGTCTGCGATGAAAGAAACAATACTCCTGATGTTATTGATCAAAATGAGTTAATTGTTGATATTTATCTCAAGCCAGTAAGAGCAGCAGAGTTTATATTAGTTAATTTCTACGCGACAAGAACTGGTACAGACTTTAATGAAATTATAGGTTAACGATTAAATATTAATAACTATGGCAGACGTAAAACAGACAATCCAAGATTTCTACACACAAGCGCAGGTCAAAGACTTCGCAAGAAATAACCTATTTAGAGTTTTAAATATAGACTTCGGAGGTGGTAGTGACGTTACGATCGGTGAAGAAGATTTAGTTTATGTAACTACTGCAGCTTTACCCGGTAAGACTATTACTGATGTCGCTGTACCATATATGGGATTAGATTTCCACGTGCCTGGTACAGTTAAATATACCGGTTCTGAGGGATATTCTTTAACATTTAGAGCAGATGAATCATATAACTTATATGATAAGTTTCAACAAGTAATGAATGATACGTTTAATGATGCTGATTCAACAGGTAACTACTTTACACCAACTGCTGATTCAGTAATCGACCTAGTTCAGCTGGATAAGCAGCTAGAGAGAGTTTCGCAGTATCAATTAGTAGGTTGTAGCATTAGAAGCATTGGTGAAGTAGGTTATGATATGACAGCTGATGGCACTGTACAGACGTTTACCGTTACTATTGCATACCACTACTATAGAAAAACTGCTTAGTAGTTAAATATTTCAAATGAAGCCGTACTTTGGTACGGCTTTTTTTTGCTTAAATATTATATATGGGTATATTAAATGCAGTAAACGATGCAGTCCAAGGTGTTTCAAATCTTACGAGAGGAGTATTAGGAGGCTCACTAGCGCAACCAAATATTAATTTATTTGGGACTAACATACCCGGCGTACCTTTAATTAGCTTTAGAGACTACTTTATTAACTCAATGGAGACATGGGTAGGGGCTATTCCATTGAGAACGCAGTGGGTAGTATTAATTGACGGGTTCCCCACTGGGTTAAATACTAGTATACTTCAAGGATTAGAGCCCACGCAAGGAGATAGAAAGGGTTTCAATATTAGCAAAGCAAAAGCTTTTCTAACATCATTCCCGGCGCAGAGTGTTGTGGGGTGCATATTTGCTCAAGGCGCGGATATACCTGACGATACGTTACAGACATCAGTAGCAACTATTCCAAACAATAGAGGGTTTATACCAGGTAGAATTTCAGGCAATAGGTCAGAATTTAGCCCTTTATCTTTGCAATTTAGAGAAACTAATTCTTCTTTTATTGATCATGTTATACGACCATGGGTTATAATGGCTAGTCATGCTGGAATGGTAGCAAGAGACAGTAAAAATAAACCAGAATTGGATCCAAGATGTAACATTACAATTGTACAATACACGAGGTCTTATAAAAACGTTTCACAAATACCTAGGAAAGTTTGGAACTTTTACAATTGTGTACCTACAGGAGTTTCAAGTAGAAATCTTACATATGATGCTGAGCAAATGGATATGTATACGTCACAGTGGTATTATAGTAACTATACTGTAAGTGATAATCTTTTCTTGCCTTTACCCGATATTATAGATAAATTATTTTAATGATCGGTAATCAAGTACCTATTGATATAACAAACGGCAAAGCTTTTTTTAAAGAGCTGTCTTTTTATGAATATAAGAATATATGCAAGATGTTAATGTCTGACAATGTGTATGATATTAATCACTGCTTTGAAAATATTATTGATAAGAATGTAGTATCATCTAGGCCGCTCAATATAATTGATAAATTTAAATGTCTCTTAACGATACGAAACACTATACTTGGTAATGAAGTTACTTTTTTACACGACGGTAAGCAAATAAATATAGATCTTTCTTTAATTTTAAATAAAGAGCAAAATAATGAGCCTATAGTATACGATATATTAACACTATCTAGCCCGGTAAATTTTTACTCTACAAGCTATGATAAATACATCGCAGAATGTTTAATAAAAATTAAAGATACTGACGTAACAGATTTAACCGTAGACGAAAAAATAGAAATAATAAGTGAAACATCGCTATCAATAACTGATATATACTCTAAACTTAAAGAAACTTTTCAAGAACGGGAAATAAATATATTCGCTGGTATTGATATTAATATCTATAGCCAGGAGTACATATTAAAATTTTTAAAAAATATCTTCTATGAAGATTTATTTCAAATATTAAATTTTGAATTTGTTTGTATGCGAAATTTAGACTTTAAATCTGCAGATTTTAAAACCTATACATACCCTGAAATAAAAATATTTTTAAATCACTTAAATAAAGAAAAGGAGAACGAAAAGAACGCAATAACTGAAGGATAGTTGTTATTTTAAAGATCTCTTATAAATATTTCTATGTCTGATAAATTTAAAGATATTTTAGATGAAATTAAAAGCTCGAGAAGCATTTTAAAAGCATACGCACCATCCGTAGGTAAAGAGGTAGAAATATCTCCACTGACCTTAGCTCAGCAAAAACTAATTATTGAAACTTCGTCGGATACTACATTAGGAGTGTTATTTTTTAATAATATATTTTATAAAATATTAAAAGAAAATATATCTGAAGATATTAAGCAATTTAATACTGTCGATAGAGTCAATCTAACCTTAGTGCTTAGAGAGCATCTTAAAAATATCGTAAATATCGATGAAAACGACATTAATTTATCTGTTATATTAGAAAGAAATTCTTCGATCGAGTATAAGATTAAACCTGAAACTATTAAAACAGGCGATTTTATTCTTTCCGTTGAAGCGCCCAATTTAAACATCGACAACTTTATTAATACCCACCTACTTAACAAATATAAAGGCGTTACTTTTGATGAAAATAAATTAAAGAATCTAATTAGCGATCTATATGCTTGCGAAATTCTTAAGTTTATTAAAAAGATTCAAATAAATGAAAAAGAGGTAGAGTTACATACAGAATTATCTCAAAGTCTTAAACTGTTAGAGAGTATCGATAGCGTTCATTTTCAACCAGTAACAGAATATATTAATAAAGTTAGAGAATTAGAAGCTAGCTTTGCATATGATTCAGAAGCTGAAAAGAATATAGATATTACACCGGAATTGTTTATACTATAGATTAGATATTAAATAATTGTATGGCTGACACAACATTAGCTGATGCACTGTCTTTAATAACTAAGGTT